CGTTGAAGGACGATTCGTTGAATCTGATTTTGATAATGCTAAAAAAGAAATCAAAAAGGCCTCTGCTAAAGAAATTGAGGCGGTCGCTTTAAGATTATTTGAAAATTATTTACGAAAGTTGTAAAATTATAAATAGTATAACAATTTAAAAAGCATTAATAGGAGAAACCTAATGGCACAAAATAAATTAATGGAAGCAGCTGCTGACATTCTCGCTCAAAGCAAGAAAAGCGCACCTTCCGATTCACTCAAAAAAGTGGATGCCGAGGTCGTAGACTTGGGTGGTCCAACCCCTGAAAACGGTAAACCAGATGACGCATCACAGAAGATTGATGGAGCGAAAGCAGTTAAAGGTAATGAAAAAAATGTAGCTTCCATTAAAACAAAACCTTCTGATGCTTCTGCAAAGATGGAAGAAAAAGAGGAGACACAAGAAGTTGTTGAATCTGAAGATAAATCTGAAGAAGTAGTCGTTGAGGCGCCACAGGTAGATGAAGAAAAATTAGCTGAAGAAATAAAAGAAGATATCAACAAATTATTTGCTGATGACGAAACTATTTCTGAAGAATTTAAGTCTAAAGTAACAACAATCTTTGAAGCTAGAGTATCTGATAGAGTATCAACTATTAAAGAAGATTTAGAATCAAAATATGCTGATATGCTAGAAGAAGCTATTAATGGTGTCAGAGATGATTTAACTACAAAAGTTGACGACTATCTAAACTATGTTGTTGAAGAATGGATGAAAGACAACGAGATTGCAGTTGAATCTGGTTTAAGAAATGAATTAACAGAAGAATTTATTTCTGGACTTAAAAACTTATTCAAGGAACACTATATTGATGTTCCTGCTGAAAAAGTTGACCTTGTTGAGGAACTTGCTTCTAAAGTTGAAGAACTCGAAGGTAAACTTAATGAAGAAGTTGAAAGAGGCATTGAATCAAAGAAAACACTCAATGAATCAATCAAAAAAGATGTTGTTCGTGTCGTATGCGAAGGTTTGACCGAAACACAAGTTGAGAAAATTAAATCACTCGCAGAGAGTGTTGAATTCTCCACAGAGGACGAATACAAATCTAAACTTGAAACAATTCGTGAAAACTATTTCCCATCAGAAGTTAAAAAAGCTGATGAAGAGCAATTACATGAACAGGTTGAAGATACAGATGCTGACAAAGAGAAAGCAATTGCTGATCCATTTGTAGCCGCAGTATCTAATGCTATAAAGAAACAAAAATAATAATAACTAACTAGGAGAAACAAATGTATTTGTCCGAAGATTTACAAAAAAAATGGGAAGGGGTCCTAGACCATCCTGATTTACCAAAAATCACCGACCCATATAAAAAGGCAGTTACAGCAGTTATTCTTGAGAACCAAGCACAAGAGATGAGAAAATCTGGTCAGGTTCTTAACGAGGCAGTTCCTGGAACTTCTACTGCTGATGTAACAAATTTTGATCCAGTATTGATTAGTTTGGTAAGAAGAAGTCTACCAAATCTAGTTGCATACGATATCTGTGGTGTACAACCTATGAGTGGTCCTACAGGTCTTATTTTTGCAATGAGAAGTAAGTATATTAATACTGATTCCTCTGAAGCAGAAGCATTCTACAATGAGGCTAATACTCAATTTGGTGGTACTAATGGTACTGCTCAAGAAACATTAGCAGTTGGTGCTGGTGCAGGTAACACATTCGTTGCTAACGCTACAGTATCACCTGGTATGACAACAGCTACTGGTGAAGGTGGTTCTTTATCAGATACTTATCAAGAAATGACAATGTCAATCGAGAAAGTAACTGTTACTGCTAACACAAGAGCGTTGAAAGCTGAGTATTCAGTTGAATTAGCTCAAGACCTTAAAGCTGTTCATGGTCTTGACGCTGAAACAGAACTCAGCAATATTCTCTCCGCTGAGATTCTTGCTGAAATCAACCGCGAAGTTGTTCGTACAATCAACTACACTGCTACCGCTGGTGCAACAGAAAACACTGCTGTTTCCGGTACCTTCGACCTAGACGTTGACGCCAACGGTCGTTGGAGTGTTGAACGCTTCAAGGGTCTAATCTTCCAACTAGAGCGTGAAGCAAACGCCATTGCCAAAGCAACTCGTCGCGGCAAGGGTAACGTTCTAATCACTTCCTCTGATGTTGCTTCCGCACTTCAGATGGCTGGTGTTCTAGATTACACACCTGCTCTCAGCAACAACCTAAACGTTGACGATACAGGCAACACCTTCGCTGGTGTCATGAATGGTCGCATCAAGGTTTATGTTGATCCATACTTCGCCAGTGGTTCTGGTTCACAGTATGCCACAATGGGTTATAAGGGTTCAAGCGCATTTGACGCCGGTCTCTTCTATTGCCCATACGTTCCACTACAGATG